CGGCGTACATCGATTTCGCAGCACCACGAGCGACGATCAAGAACTGCTTTTTGGTTAAGCGTAGTTTGATGGTCTTGGTGACATAGTGGCCTTCTTCGCCACTATCACCAGGTTCCCATACCGAGCGATCAACGTAGTAAAACCACCCGAAGATTTGCTCGGCCCACAATTTGAATGTTGGAAGCAGATGCAGGTCGGTTCCGTCAGTGAGTGTCAGCTCACCTTCGCAATAAGCAATGAAACCATTAACCGCTTCCGAGTCATACCAGATTCCAGGGTTGGCGATAAGCGCATCGATCCGGTTCATCTCCGCCGAAACTTCTCGGTTGACAGGAATTTCGCCCCGGAGGACTGCATCCCGAAACAAACCGTAGTAGTACGGCGTAGCCGTGTTCGACAGCGTCATCGTTCACCCCTTTCTAGTAATCGATGTTGAACGCGATTTTCTTATCGCCCCAAGCGACGGCAATTCTGTTGAACCACAGACTCGAAGGAAGTCCCTTAGTGGGAGTACGACCATTGATGTCAGGCCATACATTTTGTGGCATAGACATTGCGGCTGCAGATCCCGCTGGGCCTATAGTCGCATGGGGAAGGTAGTTAGGAAATTCTGATCCGTTCCACTGCTTTACTAGACTGTAGGCGAGAAGCAATTGTGGAGTCGGATAGAACATCAACGCATCGACAGGCGGATCTCCCAATTCCTGAACACCCGTCACCGGCAAACTGAAAGCACCGGTGATGCGAGAAGCAGAAATCGCGTCCTTTGCCAGGTCGTTAAATTGAGCGTCAGATCGGCTGCCAATCGGTCCCCACACCAATGTCATGTGAGGAAAATCCTGCTGACACCACGAACCATCGGACGGAAGGAAAGCGATCATGTAGCCGGGCTCGCTGCTGGTCATGCCACACCACCTGTCGCGACCTTCTTGGCGATGGTCGTAGTGATTTTCTTCGCAATAGCTGTCTGAACCTCGCGCTTACCGATTTCCAACAACGTCGAAGCGACCCATCGCTGGACAGGAGGCCTCTCGTTAACGGCAAGGCGCTTGAACTGCTGCTCAAGATTCATGCGATTGATTGCAGTCTGCAGTTCAGCATTGGTCAGCGCTCGAGGCTTACCCTTCTTCGCCTTCGCCCGAATATCCAGCGATGCTTGCGCATCCTTGGATGCTGGAACCTGGGCCTTTCGATGCCCCCACTTCATGCCCTTGACACCGAAGTGAGCAAGAACATCATCCACGTCGATCGTATGACCCACCTCCCCTCCACCGAAAGTATTGATCAGCAACGCCGCGAATTCGTCGGCGAAGTCCTGTTCCCATTGTGTCTCGTCAAACTCTGTGTGCTTAACAGAGGGAACAGTCATCTGCATAGGGAAAAGGCCATCCCAAATATCGCCCTTTTCCCCCAGCATCGTTCCGTCGGCTTTGAACCCGAGCTTCTCGTAAATGTGACGAGCGTCTGGGGCATTGCCAGGGACTTCCAGCGTCAGCTTTTTGATGCCTTCGTTCTGGGCGTATTTGACCACGCCCTTCATAGCAGCAGATGCGTAGCCTTTGCCGCGGTACTTCGGTTTAACGCCGATCCAGTTCAGATACAACTCGTCTTTCGACGTTCTGTTGAACGATCCATCGCCCACGTGCTTGCCGTCTTTGTCCTTGAACGCGAACGTCTTGAACTGGTCGACGGCGTCCGCGTACTTTGGGGACATTTTACTGATCAATCGCGCAACAGCCGACGGTGGCTTTTCGTAGATGGAAACCGAATCGCCGCTTTTGAACTTATGCGTGAGGATCGCCTTGGGCTGTTTCTTTTCACTGGATGTACGATTCTTGCGAATACCCCAATGCATCCCCTTGACGCCGAAGTGCGCGAGGACGTCATCCACGTCGGTCACGTCCACCTCCTCTCACTTCGACGTGATCCAGCCACCTGCTGTGGCTCCGTTCATCTTATGCGGATCCCATGTACTCCCGGAGTACACCTTGGCAGAATGCTGGACCCATGCTGAGCCATTCCAGACTTTGGGTTTACCGCTCCTGCCAAGAGCAAAATTGAAACTAGGAGGATCCGCCGAGACGGCCCAGTTTCCGGACCGAACAGTTTCAACACCGCCCCCAGCAATGTCGTGAAATGGTGAACCTACGCCATCTGCTTGCGGCCAATGAGCGAAGAACTGTGGAGTAGCCGCAAGAATATCCGCAGAGCTTCGAGCACAAAGTGCCGAAATCGCCGAATCGGTCAACTCGCTAGTGAACGCAGCTATACACGCGATATTGCCTTTGAACGCGGCCCCGAACTCGTCGCCAAGACACACTCGAGTAATATCTGAGCGAGGGTTTTGAGTCGTCAGTGCGTCGAGATGAGTCCACGACATCGGATTGGTCGGATCGTAGACTGCCCAGTGAGCTCGAGGAGCCTCTGTCACAGAAGCTTTGGACACAACGAACCAATACCATTGCTGTGGATTGCCGAATGAAGGGATGTTCGTATCGGCTTGCTCACTCAAACACCACATGTCGCCATCGACGTACAGACCACGATGGCTGAAATTGCTTCCATCGTATCCTTGCCAGATGGTGGCGGATCCACCGAAAAGATTGGGCATGAACAACGTCGCGGCCGTATATGCGCCGCTTCCCACGCCTCCGGCAGAGGGCGAAGAAATACTGAGATGGCATGTCTCAGCCGAGGCGCCGTACAAACTCATGAGCCCGTGTCGATCCAGACATCTCCGACTGCGGGAGTCGGAGGGGCGGTCGTTGCGACGGTGATTTTTGGTCCTGTGTAGTCCGTACCGTTAGCGCCAGCAGGACCAGTCGGGCCAGTGGCTCCAGTGGCGCCTGTTGCACCGGTGTCCCCTTTCGGACCTGTGGCGCCAGTCGGGCCTGCAGGTCCAGGAACACCCTCGATTACGGCAGCGGCAATCATCTGTGCTACACGATTGTGGTTATCAAACACAGGAAGAATCGAAAAGACGCTGATGCCATTGCCGATGACGAATTGCATGGTGTCGCTGATAACACCGATCTCACCATCACGAAGAATGGGGTTCTTCTCCGCCCATTCAGAGGCCAAGCCCCGCTTCATTTGAAAGAGGAAGCTTCTCACGGGCTACCTCCATCGAGGATTTCCACATCCGGAGACGGATCGGGGTCAACCCACGCGATGCCTTCACGCTGAACATTGATGCGCCACTCGAGTTCGCTGATCTGGCTCTTCATGTTCTCAACATGATAGCCCGTGTTGGGCGGATCGAACAACATCCGAACACGAAGGCACATGTATGATCGAATGTTGTTCTGAGGAAAGCTACCGCCCAGGAAGGTGGACCACAATGCAGTGTTGTCAGTGATCTCAAAACCCTGCGTCGGTCCCACACCCAACTGGTGCAGATCACTGAAAACCGAGTTGATATGCAGGATGATGTCTTCATCGAACTCGTGATGGTCTGAAGGCAAATTCAATACCTTCTTCACACTATCAAGAATGCTGTCGATCATGGTTCACCTCCCTGGGCTACCATTTTGACCGAAAGGTCAGGACGACGGAGTGAATGGAAAGTCGCCCTCGATCTTGACGTGCGCCGTTCCGCCGGCAGTTCCGCTGCTCTGCTTGAGAGACTCGACCTCGGTCTTCAGATCCGTGACCATACTGATCAACGTCTGCAGGAGCGGCTTGAGCTCGCGGACCGGCAGGGACCAGCCGGAGTCCATGTTCTTGAAAATCGCGTCGACGTTGGCACGGCCGGACTGGGCCTTACTCTCGCCATTCTGTCCCTGCCGGTCGAACGTGTAGGCGAGAAGCGCGTTGACAATGCTCTGCTCGTTCATACTGTCTCCTGTTCCGCCGCTCACGAAGGAATCGTAGGCCTGCTGAGCGAGCGAAATCAGCTGACCGAACACGCCGTCCATGTAGGGGCCCGGACACGAGGTGGAGTACCAATGATGATGTGGCACGAGATTGTCCGCGTTCGGCCTCGTCCCGATCACGCGGGCGAACAGCCACCCCGCGAGACGAGCTGCCTCATGCCAGGTCGTTTCGGATACCGGCCAAATGCCACCCGCCGTAGAGTTGGACATTTCGATCGAGATGGATGTCTGGTTGCCGACCGTGTTGCCGCACGCCCAAGCATACTCATTGACGTTCACATACTGGGCAACGGCACCAGCACGGTCGACGTCGAAATGCGCCGATGCTTCGCGGGTCTTCCAGGCGTTCAGCACATCCTCGTGGCTGAGAACACCGGCATTGTGGTGTATCGTCACCATCGTCTTCGTGTACGACTGGTGATTAACATGGCCGGTCGCACTCAGACCCTCAATGAGATTCTTGATGGGCCTATCGTAGCCGATGGTGGCCATGGTCAGCTCTCCTGGTTAAGCGAAGACTCCACGTGCTGAGCGTCGAGCTCACTGTAACCCGCGGCACGAACGCGGAGACCGACGTTCGTGTTGCCCCACTCGCCCAGCCGGGCGGAGTCGAGGACCTGCGTGACATTGGGACGGTAGGAAGCAGGGGCGCCATGGGCCAGTCGATCATTGACAATAGTCATGACCGCCGTCACATCGGCGCCGACCTTTTCCAGGTTCTTCCGAACGACGTTGAAGTCGCCGAAACGGCCGTGAAGGACGTCGTTGGCCACCTCGTTATTAGCTCGCTGCTCGAGCGTCGCGTTCTCCTCGACCGCCGGGGCCTCCGTCGAGGAAACAGCGCTCTGAAGCGATGCGGTGTCGTCAGAAACCTCGGTGACATTCGAGTCGAGATCCGACGTCTTCTTCGGAGTGGGCATAATGATCTCCTTCACCAGAGTTTCGTATCGCCAGGACTTCGGGGAACGTAGTCTCTCAATAAAAGACCTTCGTCTCCAAAGTGGATTGCGTTGTGGGTCCTCAGAGTTGTGCAAATCAGATTCTCAAGATCGAGTGCCATGGGCGTCCCGTACTCGAGATCTCGTTGCGTAATCGGATTCATATGATGCACGATCAAACCCGAGTGAATCTCTCGTCCGGGGATACCCAGATCACAACCCTCATCTCGAACGATGGCGTCTCGGCGAAGATGACGCCACTCTCGAGATGTATAGAACTGCTGATTGATCCAACGATTGTTTCCGAACGTCTCGCAGCCGACTTGCCCTTGGATTCGCAAATACTTGTATCGATCCTCGAAGGTGTCGTACTGAATAAGTTCGGAGTACGTTCTAACCAGGGTACTCATCGTACTCGGCGTCTTCGATTGCGGGAGCTTGGCCAGTGTATTTCCGCATGGCCGCAAGCGCCTCTTGAATAAGCTCGCCCATTTGCATTTCAGAGATCATTTGCTCGCGTTTGGTCTTCGCAAGTTCGATCTCATGTTGCAAGCGAGTTTGCTCGAGCCGTTCTCTTGACGAACCAAGCTTCAAGTAGTGAGTGACGACCATAGATGACGCAGTTCCATCTTGAATTTGG